CGGAGTAACCAGCCTGGAAAATAAGTGGCAGAACGGTATTCATCGTTCCCCCGTACACGCAAGGAACTGGAAGATGCCAATCATCCGGAGCAAACTCGTTACCATGCTGCCGACCATGCCCCAGCCCTTCACAGCGAGAGATCCATTCAGGACCAGAATCAGGATACCTCTTCAGCCAGGGCTCCATATATCTTTCAAATCTCTGCTCGATGATACACCGCTCAACGCCTGGAGCCAGATGAACTTTCACCGCATCCTTAGCATAACCCTGGGTAAACTCCAAATGGTTTCCCTTCTTGACATCGTAAGCCAGGAACTCAACCCAGACCCAGACCGATGGCCTCCAAGGAGTGCGGTCGTACATCAGATCGATAAGGTTCATAGACCAGGTCTCCACCAGGCCCTGAGACTGCAGATCCAGCAGTAAATCAAAATCCCCAGCAGCCAAATGCTTGCTGAGGGAAGGACCGTTGCCGATCACCACTACCTTCGGGCCAGGGACCGGAGTCCGCACCCAAGAAACTTCATCATCCACCTGGACCACAACGTTTATTGCAGCCCCAGCTTTTTCAACGCCTTCAGCATCCATAGAGTATAAATCCTATTCAGAATATTGATCTTCTCTTTCGCCACACCAAGCAGAATACGCCAACCACCACCACTGATGTTCTTATTGATCACATAGGACTGGCCCCCACCACCCTCACGTGATCCAGTCAGATACTCAGCATAGGAAGCACGATTCCCAATCACCGTCTGAGTCGTGCCACGCTGACGGACAGTGAACTGAGTACCATACCGCTCAGAGTTATTCTTGGAAGTCCCATCAGCATAAATATAACCAATGCCCCTGAGATATCCCCCAGGGATCTTCCTACCAGATGGCTCCGATGGATAGTTCTTCAGACCCTTCGTTCCTATAATCTCCTTGCCAGCTTCCCGTCCAGCCTGGGACCAATGACGCATGATCTCAATGGGCGCCTTCTTCAGAGCAGCGATGACCTTCGCATTCTTGACATCAACTTCAATCATCGGATCCCCCAACCGTATCAAATCCAGGGACTTCAATCTCAGGTTTACCCAGGGCAACCGTATCAGCGATATCGGTCCGGCTCTGCATCCAGCAGCGACAACTCTTATGGGCTGGAGGATGATCGAACTCACCAACAAACTGGTCGTTGATAAGGACCGTCAATTCATTCAACGGAGCGCAGATCTCGCAGACCATTGAATCATTATTCGTGTACCAGGTCTTGATAACCTTCGCATCGGGGAATTCAGCCAGGGCTTGCTGGCCAGCAGCGAACTCAGACTTCCCGAACGTACGAGTAATCTCGGACACTGCGATATCCTCAGCACGACCGGAATCCAATCCGGATGCCATCAGACCATCGATCACATCCCCGATCGTATATCCTTCCTCGGAGATGAAACTGGTAAGCTCACGCTCCAACCGCTTACCAGTGGTCTTATCAATCATTTCAGTCAAATCAGTAACCCAGGAATCAACCCAGAATAAAGCATCCTCGTTGTAAGCAGCATAATCCAACACGATATCATTTGCGAGAGAGAACTGCTGAAGGCCATCATCCATCATGCCAGCGAAAGCCTGGACCAGCAGCTCATCAGATTCAGGATGGTCAATAGGAATATTCACACCAGAATTCTTCAACCGATTATCCTCAAGCCAGGTCCTGATCATATCAGCCTGGGCATCGAAGCGGAGCCGGAAGATCTTGAAAAGCTCGACCTCCCAGGCTTCCTTCATAGCTCGACCAGGTTCCTTGGGATCACGCCTCTTGTAACCTTCAGGGAGAATGAGATCGTAGGAATCCACGATCGAGTCAATCAACTGGTGTGCAACCAGCTTACTCGGCTTCACTTTTTCCCCGAAGCACATCAACAACCTCAGTGACGGATTCAATCAGGGCAGACTTATCCAGATCAAGCTGCTCCCGAATGGCTGTGGCCAGGGCATCAGGATCCGGACCAGCTGGAGCTGGACTTGGAGTTGGAGAAGGTAACTCCTTCAGCAGCTGGAATTGCTCAAACTCGTCCAGTACATTGAATTCAAACAGAGCCGGATCCCTACCCTTTCTCAGATAATTGCGGAATTGCCTTCGTTCATTCCCAGCAGCTTCCTCATGAAGATGATCAACATGATCAACCCGAACTGCAGCCTTACCAGGAACTTCATCCGGAGGAAATACATCAGTCTCCATCTGGCGAGCTTCTATCATCATCGAGTCCAGTTCCTCAGCCACCATGCCATCAGGGAGATCAAGCCCCAGCATCTTCGAAGCGACCGAAGGCATAATCCCACCACGCCGATAATTGACGAAAGCAGTGGAGCGTTTAGTCTCATCCTCTTGGAATACAATCAAGAGTCTGTTCCTGGAAACAAAGCGATGGCCAGTACGGGAAAGGACCTGAGCATTCAGAACGGAGATCAAGAACTTGAAATCAGGGACCGCAGTCAACTCATATAGCAGCCTGGAATCCTCCTGGGCTGTAGCGAAGTTGGCTGATTGAGAGAACATGATAGTCTGAGGAACACCCAGAGCGGTTGAAATATCCTCACGCTTCTCTTTGGACAGGGCTGAGTTGGATAACCCCTCAAGGCCCTCACCGATCACCGTAGGAATAACAGCATCTGCATTGATAACCTTCGCAGCAAACGCATTACCCAGGCCATTGATCACCCTGGTAAACCAGGTCTCCAGCTCTTCCTTCTGATCGGGCTGAGTGGTAGAAGGCACACCCAAGATCGTAGCCTTGATTGCTCCACGATCGAAGAAGATCCGAGCGAACTCATCACCAGAGTATAAGACACCAGCTGCAGCCAGGGCAGCCGTAGCCGGAGATGATAACGGAGGACCCATCTCAACAAACTCATCCGGGGTCCAGAAGTAAACGATATCATCAACTGGCATCGGCCTCTTACCAGCTGCAGTCATTCGCTCGAAATTGACCAGGCCTTTGACAGGATCGATAACCGGAGCAACCGTAGTAGGAAGTAGATACCGGAGATCCATTGTCCGATTCATTGCATTGTACTCTCGGAAGAAATAAGAATAGCCAAACAGGGCCAAGGCCCCAGCAGCCTTCTTGAGTAACATATGGGGGTTGGGCAGCCAGCCCAGGACGTTCTGATAATCATCAGAGCGGTCGACTTCCTTATCGCCCTTGAAAATAGAGAAGGGAATGGATGACACAGCATGCCTACGAACCTCAATGCCCCTGAATAACCAGGGAACTTTCTGCCGAAGGACCTGCAGGTTCTTCCCAGAGTTGGATGCAGCAGTCAGAGCCTGGAACATCGTGCTACCAGGCTGGACCGAACTCAGCGCCACCTTCTGATTCCCATCAAAGAACATTGCATCTTGACTTGTCATACATCACACCCCTTTCAAATCAACCAGAAACTATTCATATCACCCTCGTATGCGTAGCGGAGAGGATCAATGAGATGATTATTTTTATCAATTGGAGTTGGCGGGGAAATTGTTTCGCCATATTTATCCTTCTTCCACTGAGCTTGCCTCAGTTCATTCTGCATTTGAATACAATTGGTATCAACTATAATCGTATGCTGCTGCAGCCACTGGATTCCATGCCGGACCGAATCCTTCCCCTTCACCGCACCGACCGCATTTGCCCCATATTTTACCAGCTCGGCAATGGACTTCGGCTCAGCAGAATCCCACACGACCATTCCCTTTCCCACCATGCCAGTCTGCCGGATCGCTAAGAGATCATTCGTCAGCCCTTGCTCATACATTTCATTATACACATAAATGATCTTCTTAGCACGATCATAATGCGTAACCACGATAGTGGCCGGATCCTTTCCAAAGCCGAAATCGCCCCCATTCCTGTGGTTGGTAAACTGATCATGCATACCAGAGAGATCCTTGATCTTCCAATTCTTGAAGATCACATCACCCAGGACACCCCAATTCCCATAGGTGTAAACAGCCTTGAAATACTCATCGGTCTCATCCAGCAGGGCCTGGATATCCTGCGGAGTATTCCAGCGGTTGTGAATGTGCCAGGTCTTCAGGATGACCAGCTCCGGAGAGTTGAACACAGTCTGATCCTCAGCCCAGCCAATCGGCTCGAAGAACTCCTTGAACAGCCAGTGCTGCTGGAGGATAGGGTTGAAGCTGAAGGTGACACGCTTGACCACATCAGCATCACCACCACGCATACGCTTCTGGAGAGTCTTTAGATTGTCCAGGGTTGCTTCGGTTGCCTCTTCGAACCAGATATCAGTGATAGCCCCATGAGAAGCTCGAATAGACTTCAGCTTCTCGGTATCATCCAGGCCGATGAAAATTGCCTCACGACCGTTTACGCATTCAATGATCTTCCTGGAATAGCGGAATCGGAACAGGGACTGCAGCCCCCAGGTATTGATGACCGACTCGACCTCAGCCCAAACGGACTTGGTAAGATAGCGAGCAACCGCCCTGGCAACCAGGTAGTTACGATCGCCGGAAAGCAGATCAAGGACCAGCCTCTGGGCCAGGAATACAGACTTGCCAGAAGTGGATCCACCGTAATAAATTTGAATAGGTTGCTGAGCTTCTAGATAGGGAATATAAACTTCATTGAACATCGCCCTGGAAACTTCAATCGGGACAACGGTCTCACTCATTCGTCAAGGTTACCTTGAACTTCAGCTCCCCACCACCAGGACCAAATATCTCGCTCTTAGTCGGAGCATCCAGGCCAAGATACCTGGACCGCCGATCCATGATCCGCATACAGGACAGGACAGCCTTCGGGTCACCTTTCACTGCTCTGGTAAAGTTCTTCACAAACATGTTATCAAGTCTTTCCAGTTCCATCCTTCTGACCTGTTCAGCATCTGCTTTGATCTCTTTATTTAGCTTATCAAGGACAGCCATCACGTCTTTGTACGCATAACGCTCATCATAGCCTTTCGGAAGCCGGCCAGGATACTTCTCAATCATCGCCTTCGAAATTGTACGGTAGGTCAATCCTTGCTTCTTCAGATGGAATACAGAAGCCCTTCTCTCAGCAGCCACAAGATAATCAGGATGCCCTTTAGATTTTGCCATTGGTGACTCCCTTATGTGTTCCTAACTCCATCAAGTATACAATTCCCCACCACAGTGAGGGCAAAGGTCAACAGGGATACTATCTTCAATCTCAGGCAACCTTACTGTGTTATCTCCTGCAATTATACCCAATTCACTCTCCCAGAAGCCCCAAGCTAGTAATTCCTCTACCTCGAATTCATTGGCCAAAGCATCATAATCCCACCAACCAGTAGTACCCCTGTGTAAGAATACTGTTAGCTTCTCCCTCTCTTTCTCTGTCAGTTGACGATCAGACTGCCTTACTTCAATAATGTGACCT